TGTTCCATCAGAAGCATCTACGATTCTAGTGTCTATAGCTGCATAAACTACATCTTGAGAATTATCGTTTCTACCTTCAAAATCTATTAAACCTATTGCATCACTATCTGCTGGTGAACTAGAGTTCCTATACATTCTAAGGTTTGGTCCACTATTAGCATCTGCATCAGTAGTTGTAAGAGTTAAATTGTCTGAGTTATCAGCAACAGTAATTGTTGCTCCAGCAGAAGAAGTTATAGCTCCGCTTACATCCATCGTGCCGTTTACATCAATTGCTGTAGCGGTTAGATCAATTTCATCTGTTGCGCCCAAAGCCAAGACCGTTGCGCTAGAGCCTTGAATGAACTGACTCGCATCGTTGAACATAATCTTGTTAGTAGAGTTCAACGTCAAACCAGAACCGTCTGTATGTGTAAGGGTGGTATCACCATCTACACCAAACGTAATAACTGCCGAGTCAGATGTTAAAGTAAGGTCGTCTTGTACTTTTAGGTCTACTACATTCAAACTGGCAAAAGCGTCTACTACCGCAGCTCCACTACCAGCACCATCAAGGTAAACTGCTTTTACATCCCCTGCTGGAATAGTTATATTAGCTCCAGAACCTTGTGAAATTATTATGTTTTGAGAACCACTTGTGCCATTTTCGATAAAGTGCATCCTACTTATAGTGTTAGGTGCAATAGTAATCGTACAGGCTGAATCTAGTGTGCCTGTGTATTTGAGATACATAGCCCTACCAGGATCGGCAGCACCATCAGCTACAGTTGTAGTGTGTGTGTCTGCGTTAGTAGTGATTGCTTCTGTACCAAAGCCTAATGCTTCACCAATCAACTCTAAATTGGTATTTGTGCTTGTTCCCCAAGTTCCTGACTCATCACCAGTAGCTATTTCTTTAAGTCTTAGATCATTTACATAAGTAGCCATTTATTGTTCTCCGTTCAATTGATTATATTACCTTTCTTCTGCATAGTTAAGCAACATCTTCCCAGTTAGGTGTTTGCGTGTTATTTACACTACTAAATCCAGAAGATTGTGTGTCTGTAATATCACTATAATTAGGTGTTTGTGAGTCATCTACTAAACTATAAACAAATGGATTGCCTACTTCTCCTGTTGCAAAAACACCCGTTAAAGAAACTATAGCTTTAGCTACAGTAGTAGGAGATCCTACAGATCCTGTCGCAGAGACACCATCTACTGTAAATATTTCATTATGGTGTACTGTTACAGAACCTACAGATCCTGTTGCGCTAACGCCAGAAACAGATACATTTGCCTCACCATCTACATCAACTGATACAGATCCTAATGTTCCTACAGCACTTGGACATACGGCTACTGCTTGTGCATTTACACCTACCCCAGATACGGCTCCAGTAGCAGATTGTCCAGTAGGCGTTACATTAGCCTCTGCGTCTATGGATGGTGTGCCTAAAGCACTTGTAGCAGCTTGTCCTGATAAAGTTACGTTAGCTTCAGCATCTATAGTTACTGTACCTAGTGCGCTAGTACTTGATTGTCCCGTAGGGCTTACGTTGGCTTCACAATCAAAAGTAGGTGTTCCTACTGCTCCAGTACCTACTTGTGAGCTAGGTGTTACATTCGCTTTTGCAACAACGGTTAAAGAACCAACCGCACTTGTTGCAGCAAGTCCTGTAAGTGTAACGGGTATGGGTTCTCCCCAAGTACCCTCACCCCAGGTTCCACGACCCCAACCTGTAATGTTAGCCATTTAAGGCCTCTTTAAGCGATTCTGATAATCGCTGTAGATGCCGCAGCTGCTGGAAATACAATTGTAAAGTCTCCAGCGGTAGACGTTTTATCTCCACCAAAATCAATTGTAGCAACAGATTTATCGCTATTAGTATCGTTATAAATTAAACAACCTCTTGCTGTTATTGTTGCTGTTCCAAATGTTAAATCAGCAAAATCAGTAAATCCTGTAGTACCGCCGCTTGTTGGTGCAACTTTAGTTAAAGCGGCTCCGCCTGCTGTATAATTAGTACCACTTACTTCTTGTGAAGTTGAATAAGCAGTTGTAGTTGCTCCCATAGTGGCAGAACTTGTGAATAAAGCAAGTTTAAACGCATTACCGTTAGTAGCAAAGTTATGTGTTGCTGTTAACAGTTCTTTTTTAAAACTTGTAGTTAATGTGGATGTAATTGCCATATCTATACCTTTTTTATAATTTTAGCAATATCTTCTTCGCCAGACTTCATAAGCTCTTGAATTAAACTTGCTTTATAAGATTTTATAGCATTATTCAAGTAAATCAAACACACTCGATAAATTAAATCTTTGTAAGCTTTAGCTTGTTCTTTTATATGTGGTTCATTATCATCAGAATAACCACATATTTTGTCAGTTAATTGTTTTGCCCAAAATTCAGGAGGGTGTCCTCCGTAGTTAGAAGTAGAAACTTCAACTAATCCTAGTTCTGGTAAACCCTCTGGTGTTATCTTATCTACCATTTATTAGGCTCTATTAAATCAAGATGACCATCATTTCTATCAATTAAAGTAGGTTTTTGATATTTTTTAGTTATTTCTAATTTGCTAACTTTAGATACTTGCAACGTATTTTCGCCTTGTATAACAACTAAAGGGTCTGCAAGCCTATGATAACCGTATAATTTTTGCTCTGCTGGAACGTCTGTATCTAATAATCCAGAGGTATGTGCAACTTCAACTTGCATACCGGCAGATATACATTTACTTAGCCAAAACTCTACACATCCTCTACCTGCCTCTGCAAAATGCAAATTACCTTGGTAGCTAAAATCTACTCCAAATAATTTAATATTTGATACCTCATTCCAATACGCAAAAGCAATTGCATAAGCAACCGTATTGTTTAAATAATAACAATTAGCGTCCTCTATTACTTCTTTAATTGGATATTCAACTAAACCAGGACAACGATCATCTAATTCACAAGTATATATTGGGCCTTGGTGTTCTTTTAAAAGTTTAATCATACTATCGGTTTGTCCGCCAGCATCATCAGTATCTAAAAATCTAGATGGTGGATCCATCATAAAAACTCTATCGTGATAAATAACAGAAGCTACTGCATTTATACTCCACACCTCATCAAAGTGTACCCCATGAGATTTTGCTAAGTTGTAATCAAACCAACTTTTTCCCATACCCACAATAGCAATAGTCTTGCCTTTAAGACTTTTGATTTTTTCCATTTACTCTCCTTATTTACGTAACAGAAGATCTAAGAGAATCGTAACGATATTCATCTCTTCTTCCTCTTGCTTCTGCTTGATTCTTTAATCTTAAAACTTCTAAATTAAATCTTTGTTCATAAAGTTGCATTAAATCTGCATCACCTTTCATAAACGTATATGCCTCTACTAAAGCACCATAAAGTAAACCATTTCTAGCGTTATTGGATAACCAGGTTCCTGTAGTGTCTACAGTTAGACTGTTTGGTTTATATAAGTAATGTAATTCAACTGAATAATCTGCATCTGGAACTGGAGATACAATCAGAGTAGATCCATTATTTGATGCTGTTGATAGTTCTTTATCAAAATCAGCGTAATACAAAGGCTTTCCTCTTGCAGAAGTATCAGTAGGATCTGCATCAAACTCTCTCATAAATGTAGTGTGTTTCTTATCTAAGTATTGATATGCGCCTTCGCTATCTATTAATGCTAAAGAAAAACTTAATTGAAAGTCTGTTGGAGCGGTTAAATAAGTATTACCAGTTGTCAAAGATCCAGTAACATTTTTTCTAAAATAATCTAATTGTATTAGTTCAAATAATCTATCTTCAGCGTTAATAATAAAATCATTTAAGGTAGCAACAAAAGTTGTCTCCTCATTTTCTACATAATTTTGTATTAAAGTCTTTAATTCAGTTAATGTCATGATGTAGTAATTGTAACTTCACCTACTGATGCTGTCACTTTCTCAACAACAAAATTAGAAGGAAGTATAGAAGGGTTCATAAAATCATTTTGAAATATATTAGAGTTTGTAACAACAACAAAACCTTCTCCAACTTCTTTGTCATTATTAGGTCTAGGTCTGTATAGGGCTTCAGGATCTGCTTTAACCGTTAAAGGCTCTAACTGAGGATGTTTAGGTTCATAACAACTTGGACAAACTTTTAAACCATTCCATTCTTCTTTTAGTTCATTAAGTTTGTATTCAAAAGCACAACGATCACATAATGCTTTAGCGAATTTACCAACCGCATAAGCCATATTAATTCATCCTTAAATTAGGTCTTATCCTAAAAGATGCTCTATCTTCATCCTGGTCTGCTGCTCTCCTAAACTCTTCTTCGTATATAGCTTTAAGTTGCGGGGTGAGTTGAGGAGACTTCTTTAGCGACAAATAATATGCCAACCCCGCAACAAAACAGGGATAAAATCTAAAAGGCATGTCCATAGTATTTGTAGCTTTATCAGCATCATCCATTCTTACAATTTTATTAAACACCAATACATCTGTACTATTTTCTGGTGCTGGCCAAACCTTTAATACTGGAGCAGTTAACTTATCTAAAAAGAATTGTGAAGGTCTTGCCTGAGTTGTTTTATTGGGAATGTTTAAATATTCAGATCTACCTATACGGCTTATAGAAATATCTGTTTGAGTGCTATTGACGTCTCTTCTTACAACTACATCCAAAACATCTATTACGTTAGCATTTAACGTATAGTCTGTAGTTCCTTGTGTAACTGTTTGAGTTCCTTGTTCAATTGTCCATTGATTCAAACCTCTATTAGCCCATTCAGCTAACATTAAGTTTATAGATCTTTTAGCAGTTTTTAGATCGTAACCTGTTCTAAGTTCTAATCCACATCTCTCAAATGCTTCTTCTATAAACTCAGCTACATTAGGTTCAAAGTCTGTACTTCCTGAAAGTGCCATTATTCATCCTCTGCGTATAAATTATCAAAGACTCTATTTACGTCTAAAGTGTAGTCTAAATCAGATTTAGAATAATGTATATGTTGAGACGGTTTAAAGTCAGGCGCTCCTTCTCCTGTAACAAACCAAGCTGGATGTGTGGCTCTTACTCTATTATTTGGTAGTGCAACTATATTACCTGTCCATTCACCTGCATCTAGCAATTCCATAACATGACTGCTTTTGTGTTGTGCTGGGTCATCTGCTATTTCATTCTCAGCATAGTCAACCGTAAACATATATTTGGCTGGGAATATTTGACCGTCTATTTTAGCAAGCCAAGGACAAGGGGTTGCTCTATCTATTACATATACTGAATTATTATGTGAAGAACAGTCCCAAGGTTGTGCATCATGAACTGACATAGGTTTGGCAAAATCATCAACTAATGTATCTGCAACTAAAGCGGTTATTGGCATTCTGGCCCACATTGCACCCCCATGTATATTACCCTCGTTCCAATCTTCGCAGTTGGATTCTTCTCCGGTAAATATTATATGAAAACTTAAACACCTGGTTGGCATAGTGGTAACACCAACCGCCATAGCATGAAGGAACTCTCCATGGTATTTTTCGTGATTATGAGTGTACTCTCTTCTTACCCAACATTTAAAATAGGGTATATTACTGTAAAGATAAGCCACTAACTAAGTTAGATCTTCTCTTCTTCTATTAGCAAATCCTGCTGCTACAGATCCACCTTTAGATTTT